CAGGGCCGCGACCTGCTCGCGGGAAACGACGCCGCGCACGGCACCGGTGCCGATGATCGCTTCGACCACGGCCGGATGCTGGCGCAGCTTGGTCCACACATCCTGCCCCATCACCAGCACGTTGGGCCGCATGAAGGGCTTATCCAGCTCGGTCATCAGCACCGAGACCGGGTCGGAGTTGGTGAAGTCGGACCACTGCGAGGTGCCGCTGAGCGTGGTGGTGAAGCTGAAGTTGGCCGAGGTGGTGAACAGCGAGGCGACACGGATTTCGCGGCGCAGCTCCACCAGGCTCATGATGCGCTGGGTGGCGCGGGCCAGGGCCGACTCGCTGGGGCCGTTCCTCTGGTCCTGGTTCGGCACCGCTTCGTCCAGGCCGCGATTGGCGGTGGCGAGCTGGGTCGGATCCTCGGCGCTGCTCGCCAGGGCGTTGGGTTGGCCGGTGCGGCCCACCAGATCGTCCGGCGGAGTGATCCAATCCGCGAGGCGATCCTTAAGGTGCACAAACTCCTGCTTGTCCACCGTCACGCGCGGCATTACCTCGTCGGCGACGAAGCCGGCCTGGCGGAATTTGATGGCGACCGCGGTGAGCGCCGGGTTGATGTAAAAGGGGGAATTGGCGTTAGCCATGGATTTCTCCTGGTTCTGGTTTAGCGACCGATGGGCCTACCGGCCCATCCTATGTTCGCTGCTGGGTTAGCCCTGCATGACGCTGGGCGCGACGAGCACGGGGATGATGTCGCCGGACACGCCGGATTTCATCGCGATGCCGATCACCTGCACGTTGCTGCCGGCGGCGGGCGCGGCGGCGACGGCCTGCGCGCTGGAGTTGGCGGTGAGCTTTTGGCCGCGCGTGACGGTGCCGCCAAGCACCACTTCGGCTGGCCCGGCCTGGATGACATCGAGCGTGGCACCTTGGGCTTGGTCGCTGGCGCTCAGCCCCAACTCGTTGGCGACGCCGATCAGCAGATCGGTGGCGGCGGCGGCGGGGCTGACGGTGTCGTCAGCCGCGCCGAATTTGACGATGGTGTAGGCCGTGATGGCCGCCGAGCCTTTATAAGCGCGGACGTAAGACTGGCTGTGCATGCCCATGGGTTAGCTCCGGGGTTTGGTGATATGGATAACGGCTTCGATGTCGGAGACCTCGACGCCGGCCTGGCGCTGCTGCGCCTGGTAGGCCGTGGCGGCGCGGGCAATGGCGGCGGGGTCGGCAAAATCGATGGTTTCGCTCACTGCGCCGCCGCTGACCTCCGAAAACTCGACCTGCTTGGGCAGGCGCCTGAGGAAATCCAGTATCCACGAGCCGGCCTGGGCCTTCACGTGGCCGTCGCCTTCGCCGAATTCGATCACCTGCTCGCCATCGATGGCGGCCATGAATTCGATCAGCCCGTCCTTATCGCGCGGCAGCACCTTGCCCTGCTGCACCAGGCTCTCGGCAAACTCGGCGATGCTTTGGCGCTTGGCGCTGGCCTCGGCCTTCTGGATTTTCTGTTCACGCGCTGCTATCTCGGCCTCGCGGGCGGCCAGGGCCATTTCGCGCTCGGCGAATTCTGCGGTTTTATCGGTCACGATGGTGTCTCCGGGTTGGGATTCTGGGGCGTCTGGAAAGGCGGCGGCCAGCGGCGCCTCTGCGGCGGCCTCGGCCTGCGCCTGGGTCATGTCTTCGTAACCGCTCAGATCGATGATGCCGTCAACTGCCTCTGCAAACACCACTTCACGCAGGCCTTTAACCGCCGGGGCGGCAGCGCCGAGGAAGCCCAGGTGCTTGAGGTAGTAGTGGCCGGGGGCCGGGTTGTCCTTGGCGGTGGGGGTGTAGAGGCTGACGCTGACCTTGCGGTATTGGCCAGCGCGCACCAGCTCGGCAAACTGCGGCTCCACCTCGGTGGGCACACTGCGCAGGCGCTGCGCCTGGGCGTCGTATTGCAGGCCCGCCACCCAGCCATAGGCGGGGTGATTGGCTTTGGGGTGCCCCACCACGATGGGCGCGCGGAACAGGGCCGGGTCGTAGCTGGCGGCCATGTCCGCCAGATCGGCCTCGGTGAACTCATACAGCTCGCCGCTGGCGGAAACAAAACGGCCGGGGCGCAGGGATTCGATGGGGGGCAGGGTTGTGCTCGTCATGGCGCCACAGTGTAGGGGTGGCGGGTGGCGCGCAGCGAGCCGGAACGGGTTCCGCTCGATGCCTTTTGGGAGGTTCGCGCGCAATGACGCGGCAGGGAGGGCTGGATGTGCGTTCCGGAACGTTCCGGAACGCTATTTGGGCAACGCGGCGATGCTCAGGATACGTCAGGAGCCCTCGGAGGGCAACTTTAGGGATATGCGGGCTGTTGTAGCGCGAAGCGCCGCCTAAATCACGGTAATTTCCCACAGAAACGAATACAGAAAAGCGTATCCCATACTCTGCCCTTACCCTGCCTTTTTTTCGAGTTCGGCGACTTTTCGCTCTAGCTGCCGAATTCGCTGAAAATTCTCAAGGTCCTCCTGAACACGGTCCGCCGCGGATTCGTCTTCGATCTGCTCGATCATGATGTGCAGCTTGGCCTTCTTGCGTGCCAGGGGGCTCGCGTCCGCTAGCGCCTGGGGCTCGCTCGCGCCGCTGGAGTAAGCGTGGGTGCGGGTGCCGGTGAGGATGTAGGCCAGGTCAACACCGAGACGCATCAGCCCCGACAAAACCTCTGCGCCCGGCGACGCCGTTCCTGCTTCGTACCGCCCCACCATTTCCCTGCGCACTCCAAGCGCCTCACCGAGCGACACTTTGGTGAACCCAAGACGCTGCCGCTCTTCGGCCAATCGAGCGCCGACAGAACGAGCATCAAAATAATCACTCATAGGTGTTGACAGTGAGCATCAAAGTGCTCATTATATTTTCACGCTGATTAATACCGCTGACGTTTCACCCTGAGAGCGCAAAAAAATGAGCTTCACGTATCCGAGCCTTTTGGCCCATCTGCATCGCCAGGATGTTTCGGCACAAGCCGTAATACGGGCGGCGAAGCGCTTGAGCCTTCGCCTGGAGGCAGCCCGGCCGCGATATCGGCCAGCGCCGTCAGGTAATACCGAGGCCACGACCGCGGCGGTGTGCTTGCCGCTTTCTGCCGCAGCGACCGAGCCAATGGCTCCGCGCCACCCGGCTACCGACGCAGATGCTCCAGGATGTCGCCGAGCGCCAGCAATAGCGGGGCTACATGCTCCTGCTGAACCATTTCGGAGACGGTTTGCATCAGCACTTCGCATTCTTCTTCCGTCATTTTTATCCATTCATTGAAGGCCTGAACATGCACCCAGCCGATATCAAGGCCGCCCTGCAGAAGAGGGGCGTAAAGCAACGCCACATTGCAGCCGAGTGCAGTGTGAGCGACGAAACGGTGTCGTCCGTTATCTACGGGCGAACCAAGTCCACCCGCATTGCCCGCGTGATCGCCCGCCGAACCGGCATCCCGGTTACCAAGCTGTGGCCCGGCCGCTACGACAACAGCAACCACGAGGCAGCGTGATGGATACCCGCGCGGCTTTGGCCAGAGAAAGAATCATGCACATCGTGCAGAACCCTAGGTCGTTTTCTGACCAGACATGGATGGACCTGGAGACGCGGCTCGTGGCGCTGCGTAACAACCACTTGGTGGACCGCTTGATGGCCCTGGACGAAGGCGATCTAAACCGCATGACCCAACTCATACAGCGCGAAATCGACCTGGCGAAGGCCAGAAAACATATGGACAACACGATTCACGCCCTGACAACGCAACTGGAGAACGCCCAATGACCAACCACACCCCCTGGGGCTTTCACCCCGAAGCGGCGATCATCGCGCACGAGCATCGCGCGCCGAGTCCAACTGATCCGCAAGCAGGCGAATCACCCGCTGAACCTCGTCCCGGTAGTGCGGATCGCCCGTTAACCGGTCCGCTTCTGCGCGGAGGTTGCCGGTGAAACGCGAGCCGTCTAGCTGGCCGGCCATTTCCAGGCTGGCGGCCAGGCTCATGACCACCCGGCCAAGGCCGTCGATTCTGGCATTCAGGGTTTTGATGTCGGCGCTCATGGGGTTGCTCCTGTTGTTGGTGTGGATGACACCCACAGTTTCTACAGGTGAAAGCGCCTTGCATAGTAGCAAAACGGCTTTTTGTTTGGCACCCCGCGCAGAGGACTAAAAACGGAGCGCCCAATGAGCAGACGGAATTGGAAAAGGGCACGGGCAACCAGCCTGCAGCAGGCGATGGAACTCTGCATCGATTTTGCCAAGGAGAAGCACAACCGATCGATGGACCGGATCGCCGAGGGCATGGGACTGACGAACAAATGGACGCTGTACAAATGGATTGAGTCCGGTGGTTTGCCGGTGCGCATGGTGCGCCCGTTCGAGGACGCCTGCGGCTGCGAGTTCGTCAGCCGCTACCTGGCGGCCAGCGCCGGCAAGCTGGTGGTGGAGATTCCCACCGGGCGGCGCGCCAGCGCCGGCGACGTGCACGAATTGCAGGATCTGCTCAACGCCGCCGTGGGCAGCCTGATCAAGTTTTACGGCGGCAAGCAGGAGGCCCAGGAGACGCTGGCCTCCATCACGGGGGCGATGGAGGGCCTGGCCCTGCATCGCGAAAACATAGCGAAGGCCGAGCAGCCCGAGCTGGATTTATGGGGATACGGAGCATGAGCAGCAAGAACCTGGACAAGATGATCAACAAAGAGCGCGTGGCGGAGAAGTTTGAACGGATGTTCAAGCGCCACGTGGACGAGGCGCACCGCGATCTGCGGCGGGCACGCAAGGCGGCCCGGCTGGCGGTGGTGGAAATTCGCAACGCGCGGGTGGTGGCATGAGCAAATCGGGAACGGTGCAGTCCGCCGAAAAGGTGCTGGCGGTGCTGGATGTGCTCATGCGCAATTTCGCGCATGGGTTCACCCCCGGCGACTTGGCCAAGGCGACGGGCGTGGCAGCGCCCGATATTACCCGCTATGTCGCCACGCTTGAAAAGGCCGGCTTTGCCGAGCGTATCCCGGAGACGGGCCGCATCCGGCCCAGCCACAGGCACGCTCAGTATGCGTTCCAGATCATGAAGTCGCTGAGTGACGCCGGGAAGCGTTTTGAGGAATCAACCCACAGAATCGAGAAGGGAGCGGCGTAATGGCCAGAACACCGGGCGAACATAAGACACCCGAGTACGTGGTAACTGACGAGGACACGCCGGGGCTGCCCGCCCTGATGGATACGGCGAATCAGATGGCAGCCGCGGACCTGGTCGTGATGGAGTCGTTCGACGTCATCAAGGCGCTGGGGCGAATCGAGACGGCGCAATTTTGGCTGACGGTCGGCGAAAAATTGATTGCAGAAACCGCCATATTTATCAGAGATGGCAAGAAATACAAAGGCTTGCCTTATAAGGACGAAAATGGAAACTGCCGACACGTCGGCAGTTTTCAGGAGTTCTGCGAGATATTTTTGGGGAAAAGCCGACAGCGAGTGCAGGAACTCGTCAGCAACTATCACCTCCTCGGCCCGGACCTCTACGAGCAGTCGGAACGGCTCGGCCTGCGCCAGCGCGACTACAACGCCATCAAGGCGCTGCCAGCCGACGACCAGGCGGTGATCAAGCAGGCCATCGAGGCGGAAAGCCGCGACAAGGTTATCGAGATCCTAGAGGAAATCATTGCTCGCAACGCCAGCGAAAAAGCCGCGCTGAAAAAACGCGCGGACGAACTGAAGGCCTCGCTGGATTCCTCCGGCGAGCGCAATGCCAACCTAAACCGACGGGTCGGCGAACTGGAAGAGCAGATATCGACACTGAAGGGGCGGCGCAGCCAGGAGACGGCCGACGAGCGCCTGCTCCGCCTGCGTGACGCCCTCTCGAAAAGCTCCGAAGGCATCAAGGCGGGCATCATGACCAGCCTGCGCAAAGCCATCGTCGACCTGAAACAACTCTGCGACGAGCAGGGCGCGCCGGAGGCGCAGAACACCTTCATTGCTGGTTGCCTGGCGGAGATAGTGCTGGAGGTCAATGTGCTCCGCAACGATTTCGGCATTAAGGACGCGCCCTCGGACGACCCCGGGCCGGAATGGATGACGGAAGAGTGGCACGCAAAAGTAGCGCGGGGCGAATACCAATGAGCGCCCCGATGACGGAACGATTGGTGCGGGTTGCCGAACTGGCCCTGCACGCCAACCAGGGCGAGCGCGGCCGCATCTACGCGGCGGCGTGCGCGGATCTCGGCATTAGCCTCGCTACGCTGCACCGCAAACTGAAAGCGGTGTCGGTGCGGGCGCCGCGCAAGCGCCGGGTGGATTGCGGCAAGGCAACGCTGACCCGCGATGAGGCGCAAACCCTGGTGTCCTACATGCTGCAGCACTACCGCAAGAACAATAAGCGCATCAAGCCGTGGGGCCAGGCAGTGGACGAGCTGCGCGCGAACGGCCAGATTTTGGCCGGGCGCGTGGACGAGGACAGCGGCGTGTTCTACCCGCTGAGCGTGTCGTCCATCATCCGCGCCGTGCGCGGCTATGGTCTGCATCCGGAGCAGGTGCTGGCGCCCGCGCCGGTCATTCCCCTGGCGAGCAAACACCCAAACGATGTGTGGCAAATAGACCCGTCGCTGTGCGTGCTGTTTAAGCTGCCGCGAACGGCAGGAGACCGCATCGAGGAGATCCGATCGGAAGAGGTTTACAAAAACAAGCTGCAGAACCTCACCAAGATCGAGCACATGTTGGTGCAGCGCTACGTGGTGACGGATCACGCCTCCGGCGTGGTGTTTCTGTGGTTCGGCCTGGGCGGCGAGTCCGTGGACAACCTGGTGTCGGCGTTGGTGTCGGCCATCATCGAGCGGCCTGGGTATCCGTTTCATGGCGTGCCGAACTTGCTGATGGTCGACCAGGCCAGCGCCAACAAAAGCGGTGCATTCCGCAATATGTGCAAGGCGTTGGGTATCCGCCTGCATTTCACCAAACCGGGCAACCCCCGCTCCAAAGGCGCTGTGGAAAAGGCAAACGACCTGGCCGAGTGCCGTTTCGAGAGCGGCTTGAAGTGTTCGGAGGCGATCACCAGCATTGAGCAGCTGAACGACCTGGCCGCGATTTGGATGCACTGGTTTAACGGCGTGCGCCAGCACACCCGGCACAAGATGAGCCGGTATGCGGCGTGGCAGCTCATTACCTCGGAGCAACTGCGACGGGTGAACATGACGGCGGACGAGTTGCGCCTGCTGGCCCACGAAGAACCCGCCGAGAAAGCCGTGACCCCGTATCTGTCGGTCAATTTCAAGGGCGCCGAATACGATGTTTCAACGGTGCCGGGCGTGATGGTCGGGCAAAAGCTGATGGTGTGCCGCAGCGCGTTTGCAACCGATTGCGCCACGGTGATTCTGCGCGATGAGCACGGCCAGGAACACTTCCACTTGGTGGAGCAGAAGCTGCGCGAGGGACCGTTCCAGTTTTATCAGGATGCCGCCTACATCGGCGACGAATACAAGAGTTTTGTCGAGACACCCGCGCAACGGGCCAAGAAAGCCCTGGACATGCTGGCCATGGACGCCAGCACGCCGGAAGCGGCGGAGGCCGCCGCCAAGGCAAAGACCATTCCGTTCGGCGGGCGCATCGACCCGTACAAGGAAATGCGCGAATACGAGCCGCCCGCCTGGATGCGCAAACGCGGGCAGGACCTGCAGCTCGACATCCCGACACGCGAAGAGCAAACCCTCAACGCCGTTCAGGCCATGCGCTATGTGCGCGGTCGCCTGGGGCCGGCGTGGAACCCCGAGTTTTCTGCCTGGCTGCAGGAGCGCTTTGGCGAGTCCGGAGCGACCGAGAGCCAGTTGGACAACCTGATCCGGCAATGGGCCGGGTCGGATACCGCCCGCGTTGCGGGCACCTAGGAGACAACCATGACGAAGATAGAATTGATCGAGGACATCGCGGAGGCCACCGGACTGCCCCAAAAGGCGGTGGGTGATGTGCTGGAGGCGCTGGGCGAGATGGCGCGGGCCAAGCTGGCGAACGCGGGCGATAAGGTTCCGCTGCCCGGCATCGGCAAGCTGAAGCTGGCGCAGCGCCCGGCGCGCCAGGGCCGCAACCCGGCCACCGGCGAGACGGTGGAAATCCCCGCCGAGCGCGTAGTGAAGCTGGCGGTGGCGAAGGAACTGAAGGACGCGGTGGCCTGAGATGGGCGCGGAGATGGACTTCCTCGGGGATGAGGTGGCGCAGGCGATCCGGGTGATCGGTCGCTCGCTGCCGCCCGGCCTGACATTGACGTTCAGCCGCGCGGAGCACGACGGCGCGCCGGGGGTGGTGGCGGTGGACTGGGGCGATGGCGACATTCAGCAACTGGTATTCCCGCGCAACGCGGTGCTGCAGCGGTTTGGCGGCAACGGGGGGCGGCCATGCTGAAACTGGGCGAGGTGCTGCGCGCGGCGCGGGTGAGCCAGGCGGAGCTGGCGCGTGAGCTGGGCCTGGGCAAAAGCACGGTGACCGCGTTGATCCGGCACGGGCAGTGGCCGAAAACGCGGCCCACGGACGAGCTGCGCGAAGAGATCATCGAGCTGCTTTCCCAGTGGAAGCTGGACTTCAGTGGGGTATTCGATGAGGTGGCCGAGCCGGATGGCAGTCCGGATCGGCCGGGGGGGATTGCCCTCGCGTCAAGGGGTGACGTGGGGAGAAGCAAGCAGCAACAGGAGAATCAAATGCTACTACGAAAGCAGAGTTTATCGCCAGCGGCGCGCAGGCACTTTGGCCTGCTCCGCGATCCGTTTGGCGAGGATGTGAGCGACCCGGATGACGTGTTCGTGTCGCCGGACATCCGCTATGTGCACGAGGCGATGTTTCAGACGGCGCGGCACGGCGGCTTTATGGCCATCGTGGGGGAGTCCGGCGCCGGCAAGACCACGTTGCGGCGTGACCTGATCGACCGCATTGGGCGCGAGGATCTGCCCATTGTGGTGATCGAGCCCTATGTGCTGGGCATGGAGGACAACGACGCCAAGGGCAAGACCATGAAGGCCAGCAGCATCGCGGACGCCATCATCAGCAGCATTGCGCCGCTGGAGAACCCCCGGCGGACCATGGAGGCGAAGAGCCGGCAGTTGCACAGGCTGTTGAAGGATAGCCGCAAGGCGGGCTATGCCCATTGCCTGATCATCGAGGAAGCGCACGGCCTGAGCCTGCCAACCATCAAGCACCTGAAGCGGTTTTTCGAGCTGGAGGACGGCTTCCGAAAGCTGCTGAGCATCATCCTGATCGGCCAGCCGGAGCTGCGCACCAAACTCTCCGAGCGCAACCCGGAGGTGCGCGAGGTGGTGCAGCGCTGCGAGGTTGTGGAGCTGCCGCCGCTGGACTCGAGACTGGAGGAATACCTGGGCTTCAAGCTGTCGCGGGTGGGCGCGGACCTCAACGCCCTGTTTGACGCCTCGGGCCTGGACGCTGTGCGCCAGAAGCTGACCTTCAGCCGGGCGCCGCCGGGCAAGGGGCGGGGCGAGGCCATCAGCCTGTTGTATCCGCTGGCGGTGGGCAATCTGGTGAGCGCGGCGATGAATCTAGCCGCCGAGCTGGGCTTGCCGAAGGTGAACGGAGATCTGGTGCGGGAGGTGTGAGATGGAGCAACGCAAGATTTGTCCAGCCTGTACCAAGAAGCACGGGTTTACGGTGTGGCTGCCGGTTTCCAGCTTCGGCATCAACGCCAGCAAGGCCGATGGCCTGGCCAGTTGGTGCAAGCGCTGCAACCGCGACCACATCTACGCGCACCGCGACCACCACAAGCGCGCAAAGGCCAAGGCCCTGGACCTGCCGCCGCGCGAGGACAAGCGCTGGCGCGGCCCGGTGGGTGAGGTGTTGCAGCGGGTTAGGATTCGGGGGGCGCGGCTATGGCAAAGCTAGAGCGGGCAAGGCTGCAGCCGGTGCACGCGCGGCTGCTGAGCGCGCTGACCCTGGCGCGGATCGCGGTGGCGGAACTGGATCTGCGCGGGTTTACGGTGTTGGCCCTGCGACTGCAGGGCGAGCAGCCCACGGTGGTGGTGCGGCCCTCGCGGCACACCGAGGGCTTGCAGGGCGAGCGGGTGCGCACCGGCGAGGGCCTGCGGGATGTGTTTCAGGCGCGGTTTTGCGGCTGCGTGGTGGAGTGGAGCGCGCGGGGCCGCTGGCCCTGGCCCGCGGGGAGGGGGCATTGAAGTTCGCTTGCCCCAGCTGCGGCGCGTTGATGAGCCTGGATGTGGTGGTGGCGCACGACGGCGCGCGCGAGGCGGTGCAGGTGGCGCTGCAGTTGCCCGCGCCGATCGGCAAGCTGCTGATCCAGTACATCGCGCTGTTTCGGCCGGCCAAACGGCAACTGACGCTGGACCGCCTGGCGGACCTTTTGGGCGAGCTGCTGCCGCTGATCCAGAGCGGGCAGATAACCCGCGATGGCCGCGTATGGGTGGTGCCGCAGGAGGTGTGGCCCTCCGCGCTGCAGGAGATGTTGGACAGGGACAGGCAAAAGCCCTTTACGCGCCCGCTGAAGTCGCACGGCTATCTGCTGGAGATTCTGGTGGGCAAGGCGAACCGCGCGGAGGCCAAAGCGGAGGAGAAGCAGGAAGAGCGGCGGCGCACCGCGCCCCAGGGCAAACGCAGCGGACCGACCGATGTGGCCGCGCACATTTCGAACCTGAAGGGAGCACTCAAATGATGATTCTGGTGATGTTCTTGAGCTTTACGGTGGGGCTGGTGATTGGCCTGATCGTGATGGAGCAACTGCAAAAGGTGGTGCCAGAGCCCTATTACAGCAACGTGGATGAGCCGCCGCGCTTTTGCGACGCGCCGGCGCGGAGGGTGCGCAAATGATGACGCTGTGCTTTGTGATGGCGGCGTTCATGTTCGGCCTGGCGGCCGGGTATGCCATTCGGTCGGTTCACATCCGCCCGGCAGTGGCGCGGCACCAGCGCTACCCCGAAATGATGGACGACGACCTTTTTTTCTACGACTACGACATAGGACGCACACATGATTGACCAGATACGAGGCATCGCCCCACCGATTGTGGAGGCGAACGGGCAAACCTACTGGCAGGACGCGCAGTCGCGCCTGGTGCCGGAGGGTTTGGTGGCGGATATCGACAAGGCCCGCGACAGCCTGGTGCGCGAGATTGTGGGCCGCGCCAAGGAGCTGAACGTGGCCATTGGCGAATTCAAGGCTGAGGCGTTCGCCGACCTGGGCGCGTTCGTGGATCTGAGCGCGGAGAAATACGGCGTGCAGTTTCGCGGCACCAAGGAGGGCGGCAAGGGCACCATTACGCTGTATACCTACGACGGCAAGTACAAGATTCGGCGCAAGTGCGCGGACATGATCCGCTTCGACGAGCGGCTGCAGGTAGCCAAGCAGTTGATCGACGAGTGCCTGCACGAGTGGGCCGCCGGCACCCGCGACGAGCTGCAGGTGCTGATCAACGATGCCTTCCAGGTGGACAAGACAGGCCGCATCAACACCGGGCGCGTGCTGGGGCTGCGCAAGCTGGAGATCAAGGACGCGCGCTGGAAGCAGGCGATGCAGGCAATTTCCGACGCGGTGGTGGCCGTGGGCACCGCGACCTATCTGCTGGTGTACGAGCGCATCGGCGAAGGCGACGAGTGGCGGCTGATCAGCCTGGACTTGGCTGCTGTATGAGCGGGCCTAATGGGATCGAACTGGTCTCGCTGACGGACGCGCAGCGCGAGCAACTGGCTGGGCTGTTCGCTGAGGCGGACGCCCAATTCCTCAACGGTACGCCTGGGGCGGTGCCCGCCCAGGTGTACGACGGGCACATGAAGGCGGCCTTTATCCCGCAGGACATTGCGGAGCAGATTGCCGAGCTGCTCGGTTTTTATTTTTTAGGTATCGGATTTGAGTGTGGTAACGGCTACTTCGAGGGGCGCTCAATGAGCGCGGTCTTGAGCCTAAAAAGCTCCCACAGCCCGGCGTGCATCCGCCTGTCGCCAGCCTCCCATTGCTGCCAGGCGCGCAGAGAGCCATGCACCAAGGTGGCGGCTTGCGTCTGCGTCAATCCAGCCGCCTCCCGGCTAGCAATGATTTCCGCAGGCGAAGGGTTCGCCGAAGGCCCTTTCGGGCCTCGGCTCGGGTGGTTTGTCACGTCAATAAATGACGGGCAGATGGGCTTCAGCTCGGACCTTGGCGAGCGCAGCGACGTTGCCGTTAGCAGCTTCCAACAGCTCGGTCCAGTTGTAGGTGCGGTTGTCGAGCCAGTTGATGGCGTCGAACTCTTCATCGCCCTGTTCGGCGGCCAGTTGCTCGGCCAGTTCGAGGACCTGCTGCGCATCCTCGACAGTAGCCTCAGTGCCCAGGCGTGCCATCACGTAGTGGACGTTGCTCATTTCAGTCTCCAAGCCCCTGATATGCCGAGGCGCGCTGGACACAAACACTGCGTCCATGAACATAAATATACGCTCAATGAGCGCATTCGTCAACCCCCTAAAACACATTAAAATCCGGATGCCCTATTTTTTAATCACTCAAAGTGAGTACCACAGCATGAAAAATCTGATCGTTATCGCAACCCTGTGCTTGTTCGCGCTGAGCGCCCAGGCGTTCGACATCGCCGACGGTAGCCAGCACAGCGCCGGCGGCACCCTGCAAGCCTGGGATTACAGCGAGGGCGTGTGGACCTTCAGCATGACCAATGGCTTGCAGTTTAAGGATGACGCCAGCACCCCGTTCAAATTCAAGGGCTACGGCAAAAACGTGACCTTGGCCAACGTCAAGCCCGGCGCGCGCCTCGATGTGCGCTGGTGCGTGGGACACGCGGGGTTTTGCGACACGCGGGCCGAGGTGATCCGCCTGTACGACTTCGACCCGAGCGAGATAAACCGCACCGTGACGGTTGAAGCCGTCCGGTAAATGAGCGCCCGCACCCTCAACGCGGCGGCGGACATCCTTGAGGGCGATGCCATCGCCCTGCGGGAGTCGCACACCTGCATGGGCCTGTGGCCGGAGGATGAGGCGGAGGCGCAGGCACTGTACGAGCACTACCTGAGCCTGGCCGCGGATCTGCGCCACATGGCCGAGGAGGCCGACGAGGCCGACTGCCTGCTGTGGGACGAGACATGAGCAAATACCCCCGCAACGAGCACACGGACGCAGTGGTGCGGCGCGCCTACAGCTCGCCCCGTTATGCGCGCAAGGCCATCCAGGAGGCGGCGGCGCAACTGGGCTGGCCGAAGCACCACATTTACCGCGAGGCTCTGCGCCTGGGCGTGATCCAGGCGCGGGAGAAGGAGCCGCCCTGGACGGACCGCGAAATGGAGTTGCTGGAGAAGTGGCAGCACATGGACGCCAAGGTGATCGCCAAGAAGATGCGGGCGGAGGGCTATGCGCGCACGCCGATTGCCATCGTGCTGCGCCGGCGGCGGTTTTTGCAGGTGCGGGTACAGGAGGCGCGGCAGGATGCAGGCCTCTACACCTCGAGGCAACTTGGCCTGTGCTTCGGCATCGACAGCAAGGGCGTGGTGCGCTGGATCGAGAAGGGCTGGCTGAAGGGCCGCCGCGCAGGCACCAACCGCACCGCCATCCAGGGCGGCGACCATTGGGAAATTCGCGAGAAAGACGTGAGGAGGTTTGTGATCGACTACATCGCGCACGTGGATGTGCGCAAGGTGGACAAGTTCTGGCTGGTGGATCTGTTAGTGGGTGATCGACATGATTGAGCAAATTAAGTGGTATCCGGCGGAGCTGCCGCCGGACGACGATGTGACGGTGTTGGTGTGCCGCGAGGGCGAGCCGTACGAGCCGGTTTGGCTGGGCTACAAGGACGGCGACACCTGGCGCCACGTGGAGGGCTTTGAGATCAACAACGCGTACCCGGTGACGGCCTGGGCGGAGATCCCCGGGGGGCCGAGGGGATGATCAGCATCAATGATGTTTCGCCGGCGAATCAAACCGGTGGGCCAAAGTTTTACGAGGTAAGCGTCGATGACATCGTCCTGGCTAAGTTTGAGCAATATCCAGACAGGGGGCCGGTAGCACTGATGCAAGCCGCGACGGAGGCATTGGCTCAAGCCGAGGCTCGATGGGTGCAATTTTTTAAAGCGTTTGCAGTCAGGTACGACGACGACTCTGCGTGCCCCATTTTTAGACGAGACAACATGTAATGACCAACCGCCACCGCCTGATTCGGCTTACCTGCGTCGCCCAGCGGGATCTGGGCATGGACGAGGACACATTCCGGCAGTTTTTGCTGCACACCACGGGCAAGGCCTCGCGCAAGGACATGGCGCTGTGGGAGTTGGAGAAGGTGGTAACGGTGCTGAAGACTCAGGGCTTTAAGGTGCGGCCCGGCGGCAAGGGCCGTGCGCTGGCAACCGGCGGCATGGCCAGCAAACTGCGGGCGCTGTGGCTGGTCCTGTATGAAAAGGGCGTCGTTCGCGACCCCAGCGAGGCGGCGTTGTGCGCCTGGGCCAGCAACAGCCGTGCAAACAACGTGACGACGGACTTGGGGATGATGAGCGATGCGCAATTGGCGGCCGCCATCGAGCGGGCCAAGAAGTGGGCGAAGCGAGCCGAGCGGGAGACGGGGCATGAGTGACGACGAGATAAAGGCGCTTTGGAAGTCAAAGGGCCTGCAGTTTGGCGGCGAGTTCGGATGGAAAAGCGTGTTCGAATTTGCGGAGGCGTTGGTTGAGCAGGAGCGCCGCGTGTGCATCGATTTGTGCAGGCTAGTCGGCGGCCGCTATCACGCCATACAGAAGGCGGCGAGCGATAACGAGGGGGTGATGATGGGCTTGACCGGCGAGATAGCCGCCAATCTCTGCGCCAATTCCATTGCCGAGCGGAACGGCCTGCCCCATGAGTGACGTGGAGCTGCCCGGCTGTCTGGCGGATATCGCACGCGTGGCGGGCCTGCCCGCCGCGCTGGCGGTGGCGCGGCGCTGGGGTGGCGCGTACCTGTACGTTCCTGAGCCGCGATTCCTCAAGCCCGGACACCCGCTGGTGGAGGCGGTGGAGCTTGACGCTGCACTGCGAATAGCGGAGTATTTTCCGGCACAACGCCTGGAGGTCCCCAAGGCCGATGCCTGGCACGCCTCCTGCCGCAATGCGGCGATCCGCCAGGCCTACGCGCTGGGTGAAAGCCAAACCTCCCTGGCCCTGCGCTACAAGCTGACGACCCGGCACATCCGCAACATCGTCGGCGACATCAGTCCCGAGGCCAACCTCGACCTGTTCTCCTGATCCCCATCTGACTCCTGGCCGGAACCCTTTCCGGCTCGCCCCTCAAGCGCCCCTCCCGTAGTCTAGCCGGGTATCCTTTTGGAGCCCGCCATGCAATACCCTCTGGGAGACCTGCTATGTGAAACGATCCAGATAAAATCCCGTCAGAATGGGCTGCCGGAGCCGCTGGTGCGCGCCATTTGCATTCACGAGCCGGGCAAGTCCGTCCCGGAAAGCCAGCGCTGGTTCGCGACGCGGTTTGAGCCGCACTACAAGTACCTGTGGGATTGCGAGAACGACCGCCCCTACCCGGCTGGTAAGATCGGCCCCTGGCCGCACCAGGTTCCCACCAACTTTTCCACCCTCCCAGGCCTGATTCTCTCGGCCGGCACCGAATTCATTCAGCAAAAAACCTCCTGGGGCCCCATGCAAGTGATGGGCGCAGTGGCGCGCGAGCTGGGCTTTACCGGGCTGTTCCCAGAGCTGTGCGGGCCGCTGGGCGTTTACTACGGCTGCCTGCATCTGAAGCGCCTGGCGAACCGGTTCTTGCCGGTGCACGGGTGGGAGGGCGTGGCCGCCGCCTTTAACGCCGGAACACCCCGGCGGACCTCGGACGGGCGCTGGGAGAATCAGCGCTATGTGGATGCGCTGCGGGCGGTGGGCTGTGACTTTCGCACTTTGTAAGAGGTTTCTGATGTACGAAATGACGTTGAATTTGGGCAACGGCCACGTGCTGCGCTTTCGCAGTTGGCGCCGCGAGCACTTGCAGCGGTTCGAGTCGCTGGTGGACGAGATTCGCGCCACACGGGAGCGGGCGCTGGAACTGGCGCAGGATTGCGGCAGCCTGACGGCCTGGTGGCTGCGCACCGGGCATGCCTTGTACAGGCCGCAGTGATGGGCGCGCTGCGCGGTTACCGCACTTATATCATCGGCTGGCTGATCGTCGCCGAGATCGTGCTGCGCTGGCTGGTGGGCGATATCGGTACGCTGGATCTGCTGCATCAGTTGCCCGACGTGCTGGAGGGCCTGGGGCTGATCACGCTGCGCGCCGGCATTGCCGAGCACTTCAACCGTTACCCGAGGGCCGATGGATGATGGTTTGGCTGGATGTGTTTTTGGCCTTCGTGGCCCTGGTGTCGGTGCTGTACGCGCGCGGCGAGAAGGCAGCGGCGCGGACTGAGATCGCTCGGCTGCGACGCATCAACGAGACGCAGCGGGCCGACCTGGCGGAGGCCGTGAACCGGCTTAATCTGCGCACGATGGCGAATTTGAAATCCCTGGAAGAGTTGCAGCATGAGCAGGACGAGAAAGACGCCGCCCTGGTGCGCGATGGTGATCGCGGCCAGCTTGGCGGCACTTGGTAGCGGCTGCGCCAGCGAACCGACGACGGCCTATTTTGCCGCGCCCCTGGCGCGCCCGCAGCGGCCCGCCCTGCCGCCCTTGACGCGGGAGGAACTGGCCTGCCTGGCGCCCGATGTGTATGCGCGGCTGTGGCGACGCGAGGCCCTGCGTCGGTATTACGCGGAGCAGTTGGAGACGATCATCGAGGCGAGCCATGGACACGATTGATATGGCGCAGGAGCGCGAGGATCTGGACCGCGACCTGGCCTTGCGCGAGCACCGCAGCAAGTTCGCGCCACTGTTTGACGCCGACCCCGAGTGTATGACCGCAAGGGAATGTTTGGAATGCGGGGACGAGATTCCGCCAGAGCGCCGCCGGGCGGTTCCCGGCACTTTTTATTGCGTGGAGTGCCAGCGCCTGGCCGAGCGCGAGGAACAGCTCTTCGGATGACGATTCAGATCGAGTTCTGGCAGGTGATCAGCCTGTTCATCAGTTTTTTCGGCTTTTTGCTGGCGACCGGGAAGATTGGCCTGGGCATTATCGACCGCATGCTGCAGGACCGTTTCCGGGCCCAGGAGGAACAGCGCAGCCTGGCGCATGTGCACTGGGACAAGCGCTTTGAGGGCCTGGAGGCGGCCGCCGCGAAGGAGGCAAGCCAGTGGCAGGCGGTGGAGCGCGATTTGCTGCAGCTCAAGGCCGAGCTGCCGGTGCAGTATGTGAGGCGCGAGGATTTCATCCGGGTGCAAAGCGTGATCGAAACCAAATTGGACGCAGTGGCCCTGCGCATTGAGAACCTGCAACTGCGAGCAAATAAAGATGTCCGCTAATTTCCCGCCCGATATGGCCAAGGTGCGCCGCGAGAGTATCCGCTGGCATGTGTTGCTGACCCTGAACAATGCCAGGCCGGTAGCGTGCCACGAGACGGTGGTGCTGAGCGTGATCCAGGCGGTGTATCCGGACGCGAGCCCCCTGGAGTTGCGCCGGGAACTGGATTATCTGGAGGACCGCGACCTGATCAAGATCGCCCGCAGCCCCTCGGGGCCCTGGACCGCGGAACTGACCCGCTACGGGGTGGACATTGCCGAGTACACCATCGATTGCGAGCCGGGCATCGGCCGGCCGGTGAAATATTGGTGAGCCCATGCCACGCCCTAGCCGCCTGAACGAGTTGACGCCGGACGAGCGCGCACGTCTCGATATGGAGATCATCAACCGCAATTTCTGCGATTACGACGGCCTGGTAGATTGGCTGGGCCAGAACGGTTTTGAGATTTCGCGCTCGGTGATTCATCGCCATGGCGCAAAACTGAAACGCCGGCTGGAGGCGGTTAAGGCTTCGACCGAGGCGGCCCGGCTGATCGCCGAGGCGGCGCCGGACGATGCGGATTTGCGCTCGGCCGCTGTGATCTCGATGGTGCAGAGCGAGTTGTTCGACCTGCTGCTGAATCTGCAGGAGGCGGACGCGGAGGAGGATCCGCAGACCCGCGTGGAGTTGATGGCCAAGGCGGCGCGCGGGGTGGCGGACCTGAGCCGCGCCAGCGTGAGCCAGAAGAAGTGGCAGGCGTCGATCAAGGATAAGCTGGAGGCGAAATTCAGCGGGCTGGAGGCGGAGGCGAGCGGCGGCAAGCCGGGATCGCGCCGGCTGGACGCGGAGACGCTGCGGATCGTGCGCCAGGAGGTGTATGGACTGGTGTAGCGATGCCCGGTATCGGGCCACAAAGGAGGCGGCGCCCTGCTGGCCTTGCGGCCATTATGAGCGGCGCGCGGCGGGCTTTGGCGGGCACGAGCATCGCTGCGGCATTGCCCGCCAGGGGTTCCCCACCACGGGCCGTTATTGCCCGGCCTTCCTGTACGAGCCAGGCGCAGACGCGCGCGAGGCCTACACGTGACCGCGCTGACGCTTTACCCCTACCAGCAGCGCTGGCTGCGCGACAAGGCCCGGTTCAAGCTGGGCCGTTTTGCGCGTCAGACCGGCAAAACCTTTACGACGACGCTGGAACTGGTGGACGACACGCTGGAGGCCGAGGCCGCCGGACGCCGCAGTCCCTGGGTGATTCTTTCGCGCGGGGAGCGCCAGGCGCGCGAGGCGATGGAGGAGGGTGTTTTCCGCCATCTGGAAGCGTATGGGCGCAGCGCCAAAACCTTTGGCGTGGAGGAGCTGGACTGGTACGACGAGGACAGCGGCCTGAAGCGCAAGGCGCTGCAGGTGGTGCTAAGCAAGCTGAACAAGATTACCGCGCTGCCGGCCAACCCGGATACCGCGCGCGGCTTTTCCGCCAATGTGTTTCTGGACGAGTTCGCCTTTCACGCGGATAGCCGCAAGATTTGGACGGCACTGTTTCCGGTGATCTCCGCCGGCTACAAGCTGCGCGTGACGAGCACGCCGAACGGTAAGGGCAATAAGTTCTACGACCTTTCGACCGCTGATGATGCGGCCTGGTCGCGGCATGTGGTGGACATTTACCAGGCGGTTGCCGACGGTCTGCCGCGCGACGTGGACGAGATGCGCGCGGCGCTCAACGATGAGGACGCCTGGGCGCAGGAGTTCGAGCTGCAGTGGCTGGACGAGGCTTCGGCCTGGCTGTCGTTCGAGTTGATCAACAGCGTGGAGCACGACCACGCCGGGGTGCCGGAGCATTACACCGGCGGGCCCTGCTTCATCGGCGTGGATATCGCGGCGCGCAACGACCTGTTCGTGATCTGGGTGCTCGAGCAGGTGGGTGATGTCTATTGGACGCGCGAGATCGTGGCGCGCCGGCGCATCAGCTTCGCGGAGCAAGATGCGCTGCTGGACGATGTGTTCGCGCGCTATCGCGTGTTGCGCTGCTGCATGGACCAGACCGGCATGGGCGAAAAACCGGTTGAGGATGCAAAGCGCCGGCATGGTTCCACGCGGGTTGAGGGCGTGCTGTTTACCGGCCCGATTAAGCTGGCGTTGGCGACGATTGGCAAGGAGGCGTTCGAGGATCGCACGCTGCGCATCCCGGAGGGGAGCCAGGAATTGCGAAACGATTTGCACAAGCTGAAAAAGGAGGTTTCGGCGACCGGGCAGCCGCGATTTGTCGCGGATTCCGACTCCGCCGGCCATGCCGACCGGGCCTGGGCCTGTTTCCTGGCACTGAATGCGGCCCATGGGCCGAATGTGCCCATCGAATTCCAGGCCGTGGGCACGCGCCGCGAGGGAGTCGGGCGGGATTTGCCGTTGACCGATCGCGGGTTCGGATCGGTTGGTGGCATGAATGATTTTGGAGGGTTTTGATGGGCATGCTCAGTTGGTTTAGACGGCCGGCGCAGGCGGCCCCGTCGTTTGCCGAGCTGGACGATTCCGGCCCGGCGCTGTTCGATGAGATCGCCACCTCGCGCGATGGCCGCGATGTCACCAAGGGCTGGATCCACCCCGGCATGATCCAGCCGACCTCGGATGAGGTGCTGCTGGCGCGCGGAGCGGATCTGAAGCTCTATAAAGAGGTGTTGCGCGACGACCAGGTGAAGGCGTGTTTTGAGCAGCGACGCCTGGCGGTGGTGAGCGCGGAGTGGGATGTGGAGGCTGGCGGCAGCAAACGCGCGGACAAGCAGGCGGCGGATTTTATCCGGGCGCAACTGCAGGCGCTGTCGTGGGATGCCGTGACCGACATGATGCTGTACGGCGTGTTCTACGGCTGGGCCGTGGCGGAGGCGCTGTGGATGCGCGACGGCGCGCAGGTGGTGCTGGATGACCTGAAGGTGCGCAACCGGCGGCGCTTCGGCATCGACGGCGAGGGCCGTTTGCGCTTGATTACCAGCAATGATTTCAACGGCGAGGTGGTGCCGCCGGCGAAGTTCTGGACGTTCCAGACAGGCGCGGACAACAGCAATGAGCCCTACGGCCTGGGGTTGGGCCATTGGCTGTATTGGCCGGTGTTTTTCAAGCGGAACGATATCCGCTTTTGGCTGATTTTTTTGGAGAAATTCGGCATGCCGACGGCTGTCGGCAAATACCCCGCCGGCGGAACCTCGGAGGAGGAGCGCAAGCGGTTGCTGGCTTCGCTGCGCGCGATCCAGACCGATTCCGGGGTGATCATCCCGGAGGGGATGTCGATTGAGCTGATCGAGGCGGCCCGGTCCGGCACGGCGGACTATACGGCGCTTTACGACCGGATGAACGGGGCCATTGCCAAGGTGTGCCTAGGGCAAACGATGACGACCGACGACGGTTCATCCATGAGCCAGGCGAAGGTGCATATGGAGGTGCGCCAGGACCTGATAAAGGCCGACGCGGACGTGGTGTGCGCCAGTTTTAACCGCTCCGTGGTGCGCTGGCTGGTGGATTGGAATTACCCGGGCGCGGCCTACCCCAAGGTGTGGCGCGATGTGTCCGAACCCGAGGACCTAAAGGCACGTTCCGAGCGCGACAAGAACCTGTTCGATATCGGCTTTCGGCCCACGCTGCGCGAGGTGCAGGATACCTACGGCGGCGAGTGGGAGGAGAAGCAGGCGGAGCCTGCTTCCAACATGTTGGATGGCAATCTTCCCACAGGGGCCGCACCTGTTAAGGATTCCTTAAACACTCAGCAGGCCGAGTTCGCCAATGGCGACGCACAGGACACGCCGGATAGGCTGGCCGAGCGCCTGGCGCGCGAGGCTGCGCCGATGGTTGAGCGCGGGCTGGTGGATCCGCTGCGCAAGGCCTTGGATAAGGCGCTGGCCGAGGGCAAGAGCCTGGCTGAGTTCAGCGAGCAGATTCCAAGCCTGTTCAGCGCCATGGATGCGCGGGACCTGGCCGATCTGATGGGTCAGGCGATGATGGTGGCCGATTTGGCCGGGCGATTGGAGTTGCGAGACGGAGGCGAGAGCAATGGCTGAGGCTAAATTTTTTGCGGTGATCGTGAAGGGGCGCGAGCGACTGGATGCTGTATCCCAAACCCGTGACGAAGCGAACAGCGCGGCACAAGCAAAGGCGCTGGAGACCGGCAAGGTGGTGTTTGTCCTGGAGGCGGTCGGCGCGTTCGAGGTGCAACCGGCGACGGTTACCGCCGTTACCGTCACGTGACTGCCTGGGGCTGAGTTGTGGCTGTCGAGTACGGATCGCTCCCGTTTGATGAGGGCATCGCATTTTTTCGCGGCAAGGACCTGGTGCCCACGGAGCGCTGGGCCGATGTGTGGCGCGATGCGCACGACGCCGGATTTATGGTGGCGGGCGCTACGAAGGCTGACCTGCTGGCTGACCTCAAGGGCGCAGTGGACAAGGCTATTTCGATGGGCACGACACTGGCTGAGTTTCGCCGTGACTTCGATGCAATTGTAAGCCGCCACGGATGGACCGGGTGGATCGGTTCGGATTCCGAGGCGGGCCGCGCATGGCGCACGAAACTGATCTACCAGACCAATCTGCGCGCGGCCTATCAGGCGGGGCGCTGGCAACAGGTTCAGACCGGAAAGAATTGGCGGCCGTACCTTATATATAGACATTCCGATCTTTCCATCCACCCGAGACCCCTGCACAAGAGCTGGGATGGCCTGGTGGTGCACGTAGATGACCCCTGGGTGAAAGCGCACTGGCCGCCCAACGGCTGGGGCTGCAAGTGCCGCATGTTTTCCCTGGCGGAAAGGGATTTGCGCAAGATGGGCAAGGCCGGGCCGGACACCCCGCCCAACGACGGCACCTATGAGTGGATCGATTCGGTGACCGGCGAGCTGCACCAGGTGCCAAAAGGCATCGATCCAGGCTGGGACTATGCCCCGGGCGCGACGCGCGTGGAGCAGCTCGGCAAGGAGTTGCAACGGAAGATTGCAAAACTGCCGGAGGAAATCGGGCAGGAGTTGGAAAAGACGCTGAGCAACATCCCCAGCCCGCGCGAAGTGGCTGTCGATTACGTGCTTTCCAATGGTCTGCGCCTTGCCGGTCAGGCTATTGAATTCGCCTTTGCCTACGATGATCAGGGCGTGACGCTCGTGCGCAAGCAGGGCGGGAAAAGCCAGGTGATTTTTTCTGCTGCTGAGATGGATGCCATGAGATCCGCGTCCGGCGTGGTGCTTGTCCATAATCACCCATCCAGCCGTTCCTTGTCCTTGGCTGACATGGATCTGGCCGCATCAATCAATGGTGAGGTGCAGGCGATCGGCCATAATAGGGTTGCATATTCCGCATCGAGAGTGGATAGCGCCCGGCTGAATGCGCTGTATGGCCTGATCGATAGCGAAGTTACCCGCGAATTTTGGGCACTGATCAATGCAGGAAGAATGACCCCGCAAGACGCCGAAAGGCTCCACCATCATGTTGTGAATACTGCGCTGTCAAAGCTTGGCGCAGTGAACTATAGTGTCATCAATGGCGACCTGAACGAGCCTTCAGGTATCGCCGAAGCAATTGATGCCATCGTTGCAAGGCAACGCATATGAACACATCGATCATCGATCCGCCTGTAACGCCCTATTCGTCCGCCGATGAGATTCGGGCATGGATTAGCGAACTTGAGTCCATGCCGGATTCCGAGGCTAAGACAGACGAGCTGAGACTGGCAAGGTCATGGCTCGTGAACCGTGAGGGGGATGCCGCGTAATGGCCGGCGCTTCGGTCAAAATCAAGGTTGACGATAAGCAGTTCCGCGCAAAGATCGAGCAGCTCTCGCGCAAGAGCGAAGATCTTACCCCTGCGCTACGCGACATTGGCGGCCACCTCGAAAGATCGCACGAGGATCGCTTCGTTAAGGCCGTTTCACCTGCAGGTCAACCGTGGGCGAAACTGAGCCCTGTAACTATTTCAAAAAAGAAAAATAATATAGAAAAGATTCTCCAAGAATCAGGAGAATTGAGGGATTCCCTGCACTTTTCTGTATATCAGAACGTGCTCGAATTTGGTACTAATAAGGTATATGGGGCTACTCATCAGTTTGGCGCTAGGAGGGGCGACCTTGGAGTAACTAAAAGAGGTGACCCTATTCCATGGGGAGATATTCCAGAGAGGCCGTTTATTGGTTTGTCCGATGATGATATTCAAGCGATCGATGAGATTTTGACCGATCACTTGTCGATCTGAGTTCGCGCCTGGCGCTGTTGCGCCTGTTGAAAATGTCTTTCTTTTCGTCGTTTTTTTTCTTCCCTTTTGATCCCTCTTCATCCCATTTATCTCACTTCTGTCGTTCCATTTATCTCACTTCCCTTCAGTTTTGGTTCGCCCGTGTTCGTTACGTTTAAGAACAATAATAACGGGAATACGGTGACCCTCAATGCCGGCACCCCGCTGACCGTTACGACGTGTCCTTCGGGGTATTCGGCTTCCGGCGG